GGGCAAGCCGCGTGCCTCACAGACCCGCGTGAAGTCCTTGGTGCATTTGCCTTTTGCAAGTTGGTCGACGTTAATTCCAGCCCCAAGAGGCGCCGTCTCATACTGGCGTCGAGCGCCGCTTCGATTGCATACCAGTATGCGGGTTGTCCGATACTTGAGAGATATTCGCGTGCCATTTTGAGCGCTCTTGCAGTTGGTGAAGATGAGTTGGGCGATCACATTTCTCGCCGAGTTAGTTTGAATGGCTGGGAAAGAGACATATGCCTGTTTGCGGTTAGGTGGGTCAGCAAGCATGGAGAACAAACTGTCACCCCGCAGGCCCGAGAAGTCGTGGAGCGGAAGTTCGGCATTCCCGTCAGTGAGCAGCTCCGACTTGAAAATTTGTTTGGTCAGATTGACATTCTCTGCCCAGCGCCCTTTGACGTTGCTTATGATGTGCCGCCCTCTTGGGCCGACTACACCAGTAGGTATCTCAGTTGTGGCAACGTGCGAACGCTGACGTATCCTGAATTGGAGACGCCTGATGGCGTGTTGTTGTTCAACATGTTCGGCCCGGCGGCGTTTGATTGCTTTAAAGAACTTCTCCGACACATTCGGATCGGCCACCTTGACCGCTGGGCCCGTGACGAGGCTGATCGCACGAGGAGGTTAACCGTGGTTAGTCACACGGCGCGGGAAATGACAGGTCCCGAAGGAAACAACCATACAAAAAGTGTATTAAGTGAACAGCTGTTCACCGTTGATTCTGACCCAAAACAAGAGATGCCCCGTCGAAAGAAAAACTTGCGCAATGCCGATGAGGCTCCTGAGCTCAAAGAGCCGTCCATTTCTGGTACGTCATCCAGTGAGGCATCAAAAGAGAAGAAATCGTCTTCTGCGAAGACGAAACGTGCGCGTGGTGCCAATACATCGCGCACGAGCAAGCCGAAGCAAAAGCAGCAACCTGCTGGAAACACTTCGAGGAGTATTGTGAAGAATGCACGGGCGAGGCGCCAGATTGGTGACCTGCGTAAGTGGAACATCTCAATTAACGTGCGTGCCGCCCAGGTTGCACAAACGCCTCCTCGCACTTATGCGATCCGAACTTTGACGCGCCGGCCTGTCACGGATCGTGTTCAACCTGACTTACCGCGCATTTCAGGTGGTTTGACAGGACACGGCCGCGCCAAGGCTGAGGCATTGGCGAAGAGTGATAAGAGTATTGCGGGCCAGCTACTTACCATCGACAGGCAACGTCTGTTGCGCATGTCAGCCATGGCGGGCTCGCATGGTGATGCTCCGTCTGGTGCGG